TTACTGTTTAACTTCACAACTCTATTTTATTAAACTCACCTAAAAAAGGTATATCAATGGCTGTTACTAATGAACGAAGTGCTTTTATCCGCGACCTCAAGAAGAAAGAAAAAGAACTTGCGGAAGTATCGAAGGAATCGGTAGGTGGAGGATTTATGTCCGATGAAGAACTCATCGAAACATTGGGACTCGGACCTGACGCTAAGAAGCAGTTCGTAACTAAGGTATCAAGAGTTCGTTACGGTACTGACAAAAACAAGAATCAGTACTTTGCGTTTAATTTCACTATCTCACAAGGAGAACACGCCGGTCTTACGGTATCTCAATTCATCGGCTTAGGAGGTAAAACCAAAGCTGATCGTCAAAAAGGCATGAAGCGTCTATGCGGTCTTTTCCAGAGACTTGACTACGATACTACAGAATGGAAACCTACCGAATTGGTAGTTAACTGTGTCGAAGCAGCAGACGAAATGACTGCCGACAAACCCGGTGTACGCCTTTCACTAGGTACATGGGGTGATGCTAATGATCGACTTAATATCGACGTTGTTGGTATGATCTCAGATGCTTCTGCCGCTCCTAGTAAGAGCGAGAAGAAAGAGACTCCTAGTAATAATCCGGTAAAGCTAGAAGGCTACAAAGACTTGGGAGAAAAGGCTGATGATGGAGATGAAGATGCTGAATCTGAATTGACAGAAGAAGCAGAGTCTCGCGGTCTTGATCCAGATGAGTATGAAGCGTGGAGTGATCTTGGAGAAGCGTTAGATAAACTTCAAGCTAACGCTGAAAACAAAGATGACTCTGATGCCTCTGACTATTCAGAATACGTAGGATATGAAGCAACGTTCAACTCCGAAGAAACCGGAGAGATGACCGTTACTGCTAATGCTTACGATGAAGATACCGGATTGTTCACCGTAGTCGATGAAGACGATAACGAATACGAGTGCGAATTTTCTGATCTCGACTTTGACGAAGAGTAAGAGATAAGTATATCCACCCTGATTGCGAAACGCTGTAAGTGTTGACAGACTTTTCATCTAAGTGGGTAAGCACTCGGAACACTGCTAACCCCGTAGTAGCTAATGGGTAGCTAGAGTTCGTGGCTTAAAACGATGACGGACGGGAACCTAAACTTCCGGGTTCATACAACCTCGCGGTCATTGGTAGGAAGGTTAACCATCTTCGTTGAACGAACAGGTTCTCTCTGGCACCGTAGAGTAGCACGGTGCATTTTTTTATTATCTAACTACATTATGAGGATGAATAATGGAGAAAGAAACAAACATACAACGCACGGTAAATATCTTGCAACAAATGGAATTATTAATCGACACGATAGATTCATGTTTAAAACAAAACAAGTTGATACCTACTGAAATAATTATCTTAGCTAAAAAGATTAAAGAGCAAAACAATGTCCAAGGCTAAAGCCATTGTCACTTGTGGTGACGGTAAAAAACGTACTTTCATTACTACTATGGATGGCGAATGTTTTCACTATGAAGGTAAAAAACATACTTATCTTTTATGGGAGGAACCCGAAGGTAGGGGATTCATAACAATGGTTCCTACATGGAATAGTTATAATGAGAGATCATACGTATCCGCACCTAGTAAGTGGCAACCTAAAAAAATAGTTGCAACAACATGGGCAGGAACATGGACTTGGGAGATAAGTGATGAGTGAGGTTATAGCTATAGATACAGAAACTACAGGACCGTATCTACAACATGGTTGTAAACCATTCATGGTAACTGCGTGTGACGACGAAGGTTATACAAAACTATGGGAGTTCAATGTAAACCCTTACACCAGAGAACCCATATATGATCTTAAAACTGTAAACAGTCTTTTTCGATACTTAGCTAAGTATAAGACTTGGGTGTTTCATAATGCTTTGTTTGATATCAAAGCCTTATCTCTTTTACAATATCCTAAATATGAAAAGCTACTTAGCACAGTCGATATACATGACACCATGTTAATGGCCCATTGTAACAACTCTTTAGATAAAAGAGGACTAAAGGGTTTAGGATTACTTTATCTAGACTTTTCAGAAGGAGATGAACACGAACTAGACAAGGCAGTAAACAAAGCAAGAAGAGTAGCTAAAAAATTAGGGTGGTCTATTGCATCCGAAGACGAACCATCTCTCAAAGCTTTAAAAGACAAGAAAGGCAAATGTGATTTCTGGCTACCAAAAGCCGTAGCTAGACTTTCCTCTCCAGAAACCTTGGACGATATCACCCGAGATCATTTTGATTCCGTGTGTGCTACTTATGCGATAGGTGACGTAGAACGTACGATAGGTTTATTCATTTACTTTCGCAAAATCTTAACTGATAAAAATGAATGGGAACACTACAATAAGAACCGGCTATGTTTACTACCTACATACTCTATGCAGAATCAAGGATTCTATCTAAATAAAAAACGTCTACCTCAGATGTTACATAATTTAAGTCAAACAAAAGAGGACGTACGAAACAGTTTGCAACGGTTGTGTCGAATAAAAGACTTTAATCCTCGATCTCCTATTGATCTTAAAAAAGCTTTGTTTGAATCTCTAAACATAGAATGTCAATCCTTTACTGAAAAGGGTAATTTAGCTACTGACAAAGACGCTATCAAAGAGATACTGGAAAGGGGTGAGATTAATGTCAAACAGGAACAGTTCTGTAGGCGACTGCTTACGTATCGAAGATTAAATACCGCAGAAACGTATCTAGACTCTTATCAACGTCACGAAATCAATTCTCGACTCTACTCTAATCTAAACCCTGCCGGAACTTCTACCCTTCGCTATGCTGCGAAAGACCCTAATGCTCAAAACATAAGTAAGCAAGATAACGATGATGACAGTATGGATATGACTGTCACTTTCAATTTACGAGAAGCGTTTGGACCCCCTAAAGGTAAGCTATGGATTTGCATCGACTATGCTCAACTTCAACTGAGGATTTTCGCCCATGCGTGTCAAGACGCATTTTTAATAGACTCCTTTGCTCGGGGGGTAGACATTCACGATACTGTAGCAAGAGAAGTATTTCAAACCGAACAGCCTTCATCCTTGCAAAGGAGAGCAGCGAAAGCGATCAATTTTGGAATCATTTTTGGAGCAGGAAGATCGAAGATCGAAAGGATGAGCAAGATTGAGGGGTCTTACGATCTATACAAAGAACGATTCCCATTAGTAGATAAGTATCTAAAGAAATGTGAACGGTACGCTAAACGAAACGGCTTCATTCGTACTCTAGGAGGATACCCGTTAAGAGTACCTAAAAAGACCGCATACAAAGCTTGTAATTTCGTTGTCCAAGGAACCGAAGGAGAAATGGTAAAAACCGCCATCGCTTACTGCACAGATTACTGTAATCAAGAGGACGTACCTATAGTACCTATCATGTTAATCCATGATGAAATTATATTTCAAACTAAATCTGTAATTACAAAAAAGGAGTTTGTAAACAATGAGTTACATCACATATCAAACGTAGGATCATTAATGAACGATGCAGCAGAGACTACCGGAGTTCATACCGAAGTCGATGCTAAAATAACCGACACCGTATGGTCCGAATCGACCTCTTTAAAATTAACTACCTCTGTATAAAAGACTGACATGGAAACTTACGCACGATTATTCGACACCTATCTCCCCGATCCCCTTTCAGGACCGGGCCGAAACAAAACTTCTGATTGCCCTTTCTGCGAAGCAGAGGGTAAATTCTCCGTAGACGTACAAAAAGGGAAGGGCCAATGTCTTCATGCTGCTTGCGGCGTAAAATGCAATCATATCTCTTTCTTAACTAAGTTCCACAAAGCATGGTTCGACTGCACCGAAGATGAATACTACGAAGAGTTGTCTAAAGCTAGAGGAATATCGGTATCTACACTTAAACGAGCAGGACTAGCTTACGATGACTATTCAGATCGTTGGTTATTGCCGTACAAAAATCCTTTCAGTACGCATCTAACTAATCTAGGTTATTTTCATACCAGAGGTAAGAACGCATACCGTATCTACAAAGCACCCAACATAGATAACTCCTTACCTCTAACTTTCTATAATCCTTATCAACCTATAGCTAAACACGCTACTACTAAGTCTGCGGTGTACCATATCTGCGAAGGAGAATGGGACACCTTAGCTATGATGGACATAGTAAAAGGCAAACCAAATATCATATCACTAGGAGTTCCCGGTGCATTGATCTTTCCAGAAGCTAACAACAAATGGTTTACGGCGGGTAAACAAGTAAACTTGTTTTACGATAATGACGATGCCGGAAACATGGGTAAAGAGAAAGCTTCTCTTATTCTTCATCGTTGGCAGAAATCTGTATCCGCAGTAGATTGGACGACTATCGAATCTGCTGATAGTAATTACGATATCCGAGATATGTTAACTAACCATTCGGATACTGCCTATGAAGAACTGACTACTGCTCTCATACCGGTAACTCCCGGAGAAGGCGAAGAAGAAGACCTATCCGCAGGGTACGTTGCTTCTATCAGCGACATTGCTCCTATTGATTCATTTGATGAATACGTTGACCAATATAGCGAACACCTGCATCTCTCCGATGAAAACGTAAAAGCTATAGCTATAACTATGGCAATCGCGTCTAGTCAATACATACCCGGCGAACCTCTATGGTTCTTTGCGGTAGGGCAAGCAGGATGCGGTAAGACTACGTTGATCGAATCGTACGGAGGTAACAATGAATACTTTGATTACGCTTCTCGAATCACAGCAAAGTCCTTAGTATCCGGCTGGAACAGCGGAGGCGAAACCTCCCTCCTTCCCAGAATGAACGGCAAGACGTTCTTCATTAAAGACTTTACCGTTGTGCTAGGGATGCCTAACGAACAACGTAAAGAAGTCTTTAATTTATTCCGCGATATCTATGATGGTACTCTTAACATCACTTTCGGTAACGGCAAAGTATGTAACTTTCACAACCTTCGTTTCAATCTAATCGCTGGTGTCACTGATGCGATCAAAGACCATAACGATGCGTCTATGGGTGAACGCTTTCTACGGTACGATTACATGGGTGCAGAGTGTGATGATCTAGCTATCATCGACTCTGCCTTATCTGGATTCGGTCAATCGAACTCTCGTAAAGCAGCACTAACGGAAGCGACTCTAGGGTACGTAAAGACGTTAGCTGACAACCGATGGGACTTAGAAAAGCTCCCACGCCTTTCTCAGGACTCTAGAAGCGTCATCTCTGCTCTTGCTAGGTACACTGCTCATATTCGTACTCGCCCTGCTAACGATAGGCAAGACGGATTGAAGTATCGTCCTCGTAAAGAAGTGGCTTCTCGCCTTGCTCTACAGTTTGCTAAACTAGGATATGCCCTAGAGAAAGTGTTTCATCCTACTGCGGAGTACGGAGAAGAATTAGATTTATCAGATAGAACGCTGCAACATATCGCAAAAGTTGCGCACGATACTTCCGAAGGATTCAATCAAGATGTAATTAGACAATTACGATTGACCCCAAAGTTAGGTAGAAAGGATTTACAATCCAAGTTAAAGCTCCCCTCTACCAGAATACATAGAGTCATGTCGGACCTTCACACAACTAAGTTAGTATCAGTCGTAACTAAACTTAATGATAGAAGTCGGAACCGAAACGCCAAAGGCAGACCTAGTGAGTACTACAGCGTAGACAAAGATTTCCTCCCTATCGTAGATCAAGTGTTCGCGGGAGATAAGAAATGATACTACGAACCTTAGAACCTGATCCTCCTGATGGAGAATACCTAGCATTATTCGTAACATCTGAAAGTGCGGAAGACTACAAATATGTTCAGTCTTTAATAGAATCAATCTATAATCACATGGAGAAAAAGGGTGGTAAAAAACTCCCGAGAAACCAGAGTACGAGGGAAGAAAAAAACCCCGACTGCTAAAAAGCGAAAACCAATATTCTCAGATTTCGGAGAGTATCTTAGATACCTCCGAATAGAGAAAAACGTTACGAGAAAAGACTTAGCTAAAGAATTAGGATTAAGTGTCCATACAGTTCGTAATGTAGAAGAAGGATACAATGTTCCTCCTAGTCCCGAAAGATTAAGGCTATGGATGGGGGCGTTAAGAGAATCCTCTAACTACCCTAAAGCTTTACGCCTACTTCGACAAACTAAGAACAGTCGGCAAGTCTTGTATAAAATCCGCAGTCCTGCTACGGAACACATAGATAGATTGCTGGATGCGTACGAATCTGGTAGACTATCTGCCGCAGATTTGCAACTCCTACAACTAATTTCTCCCGGAGAATACGACTAATGGCTAAATCTAAATCTACTTCCAATGCTGCCAAACAACTAGGTTCCAGAGGCGGTAAAAAAGGTGGACCCGCTAGGGCAAAAAAACTAAGTAGTCAACAGCGATCTCAAATTGCGTCAAAAGGAGGCAAAGCAAAAGCCTCTAATAATAAAGGTAAGAAACCTTTTCAAAAAAAGAAGCCTTACTAATTGACAAGCATTAAAGGTAACTATACTATTTAGTAATACTTAATTACCTCCTACCTTTAAGGGAATCATGGTCAAGAAAAAAGTCAAAAAGAAAGTAGCTAAAAAGAAAGTAGCTAAAAAGAAAGTTGCTAAGAAGAAAGTAGCTACTGCTGTTAACTTCGGTCGTCCCAAGGGAGCCAAGTCTTATGCTCCTACCGGATTGGAAGTTAGACGAGCAGACCCACTAGGACGTAAGGGATCACCTAATAAGCTGAAAGGATACCGTAGGGTTATCCTTGAAACTAAAGATGAAACCTTTGCTGAAAACCTTGAGCGTCTTGTTGTTTTAATTCGCAAAAAGGATAAGGGTCTACTTAGTCTACTTACTCCCAAAGGCCGAAAGGTAGCTAAGAAAAAGGCTAAGGCAAAAGCCTCTGCTTGAGCGTTCAAGCAGATAAAAAAGACCGAGGGAAAACCCTCGTATTTAAACCGCCGACTGCCCGCACGCATTAACGAAGTAATCTTAATTGATTGCTTCGTTTTTTTATGTAATTACAGAAACAATAATTACATAACCTACACATATAAGGTAATTACATAATACATAAAACATAGTTAGTAAATAAACCTTAATTACACTATTTAGCGGTCGCTTACGTGCGCGATCCTTGTTTATTATAAATAAAATTTTACGTTTTTTTGTAGCTACTGGTATTGTGGGGGCTACCTATTGTCGATCTAATATGTGGGGGACCGTTCCCCACAATCGACCGCAAAAGTCTAGCTAAACTCAGCGGTCGCTGGCTTTCTTGTTACCGTTTGTCCTCTTTCCAAAAGGCTAACTACCCTATGCCGGTTTACTCTTGCAAGTCCAAGACGTTACCTAGTGTTTACAGTTCTTGGCTAACAACTACTGACCACTGTACTGACTCTATTCAATTTGTTGACACCGTTTATGAATTAGGAGAACAAACTTACACTTGCGGTGGTGACGTAATTGTAGAAACAATGACTCCCGAAGATATCTTAAAGCAATTCGACTTCAATGATATTGATGACGCTAGACATTACATAGAGTGTCAACTCGAAAACGCTCTCAATTGTCGTTTCGGCAATGATGACGATCCCGAACTTATCCGATACCAAAAGTTCAAAGCTATCACCGCTGCCCGATTCCGTAACTAACCCTTCTCTTTCAGGAAACTATCATGACCAACACTTTCACAACTCTTACTCCTGCTTACGGCAGAGACTACAAATCTGGTTCTGATGCTCAAGCCGATTTCAACGCCGGTCTTGACTTCATCTACCATGACATTACTTCTCCGTATGACGGCAAGCCTTGCAGCATACGAGACTTTCCAGACGGTACTGATATCAAGATTCGCTTCAACAGTATGCGGTCTTTGATTGTTTTCAAAATGGTACTTCCCTCTACTAAAGTTTAGTTACCTATGCAAACCTTCTTACCGTTTGCCGACTACCAACAAGGTTTTAATTGCTTAGATGATCTTCGTTTACGCAATCAAGTATGCCGCGAATGTCTTACCCTACTTCGCGGTGGTTGGTCAAATCATCCTGCTTCTAAAATGTGGCAGGGTCATTTTCACGAACTAGCCCGTTATTCAATACACGGCATGATCGTACTGCAAAAACGTAGCAAGTGTTACATAGAAGTTAACAACGAATTGTTTCAATTACGTAATTCGTTTCCCAATACCGGTCCTCCGAAGTGGTTAGGCAATCCTGCCTTTCATGCTTCACACCGGTCTAACTTGCTACGCAAAGACAAGTCATGGTACGGACAATTCAACTGGTCCGAACCTGACAACTTACCCTACGTTTGGCCCGTTCAGTAGCTACACTCCGGTTCTCCCAAACTCTCCCCTGCGGGGAGGATCGGGGCCGTACTTACTTTAAACTCTAACTAGGAACTACTGCCCGTGACTAGAACTCACAACGAATACTTCCGCCGAGTCCACGTTAAAACTCTATACGGAAACGTAACTAGACCTGATGAACTCATCAGTGACATCATGGATCGAGAGTGCAATCAACAACTCACTCCCGTCGAAAGAGCAGACCTTAAATACCGTTTGTCGATTCCTTACCGATCTATCATTGGTGAAGAAAGCAGACGTAAATCGTGTCCTACCTGTAAGTGTAAGCTGCCCGAAGGTGAGTGGGTATGGTCATGGGGTGAATACGTTGGGACCACTTGGCATACCGTAACTCACTTTTGCGTCAACTGCTTCCATGAAGAGGTACAAGTACGGTTGATTGCACACCGAGAAGATTGCGGTTGCCAATTCTCTCTGGTCGGCTACCAAGGTACTGACTTACCCGATTGGTTGTTCCTCCCTCCTTCTCCAGAACACTGCGAGATCAAACCGGATCTTTCCGTTATTACTTTTGTTGAAACTACCAAAGAGTAATTACTATTATGAAAATGCTTTACGATCCATACACTGCTTTCAATCGAACCGATGAAGTTTACTTAGGAACTTGGTTCGGCTTTGATGCTTGGGCTTATGTCACTTGCTCAATGAGAGTAGGTACAAAAGAACCCGAATGGTCCATCCTTCTCGTTGAAGGTAACGAAGGGGGTAATTACCAATGTTGGGTAGGCAACAAATCATGGTTTGATGCCGATGCCGTCATGGGTACATCTAACGGTTCTATCCCAATGGTAGAACATCTTACTGAATCTGATAAAGGTAAAGCCTATCTCATGGCATTTGCCGCACTTCATCACATCCGTCACTCAATCGAACCCAAAAGGCTTAACTATGTTAACTAGAAAACACTTTAAACAATTAGCTGCCCAACTCAGTGAAGAACGTCCTGCATCCAGAGACATTAGCAAGGAGTTCAAAACTTGGATCGGATGTTGCAAATCGGTAGCTGTAGTTTGCAACGAGAGCAATCCTAACTTTGACCGGAATCGTTTTCTTGATGCTTGTGGCGTACCGGATAAGTTTATCTACTGATGAAAGATATCTATTCCTATACTTTAGTTAACATTGGAGGACCGCTAATGTCTATGAATTGGCCCAAATCAGTTTTAGTTCTAAACCCCGATTGGGGAGCAACTATAACTAATAAACCTGGCGCAACTGCCGACAACCAACCACAAACCTTTCTAGGTTGGGCAACGGATGAATTTCGCTATCCAAACTTAGCTGCTAAAAACTCTCTGGCATCTATCGACTTGATGTTGAAGATATGGCACTACCGTTTGAGTTGTATCTATTCGATACAGGCTAAATATCCACATACTTATGACTTGTTCGACGTTTACAACGCTGCATGGGTATCATGCGGTTACACAACAGAGCAAAGTGATAAGGCAATAAAGTTAGCTAACATTCGTTTCAAGGACGCAACATAATGTTCGGAATCAACTCTTTACTGAATTGGTTATGTCCGTTAATGCCTGATGATTACGATTACACCCTACTAAAAGAAAGCATTGCTATGCTTAAAAAGATAACTACCAAACTCCCGTACGAAACTACTTACGAAATCGTAGTATTCACTTCCGTAGTACAGACAAGACGACACTTCTACGTCTACGCCCCAAATGTAGAACACTCATTCGAGTTCCACAAAATCATGGGACTCGAATGGTTAACTAAAGAATCCTTCGAGAGAGTTTACCTTCCAGATGATGTAGACTTGCAGGACTGGGACAATCTCTACTTGTGCATGTCTTGTGATTGTTTCGATCCTCCCAAGTATCTGATCTCTGCTCAACATGAAAGCGAGGCTTTGGAAGGTTTCATTAACGAAACGGAAATCTGTAGAGTCAGTGAACCTGATCTTAAAGATTATCGTACCGGAGTCGATGGTCAAGGCAACGATATCTTTGACGATCAAATTACTTGGGACGATTCCGGCAATCCCAATGATACTTCCCAAACAAGAGTAGTTAAAGTTTACCCTTTCCTTTGCCTCAATCCGCTAGTTACTGATGCCGAATAAACACTTTGAATGTGACCTTGTTTCTGTAACCGGAGGCTACTTATGCCGACCCGCTGCTGCTTGCGGTAGTTGCGGTAGTTACCCTTTCCTATGGACTGCTGTTTATGGGTCTACTGCTATGCAGGCAGAATCTCTTTTCAGAACCACTTACGCTAAATCTATCTATAATTACGAAAACTTAAAGGACAAAAACAATGCTTAAAGCCTTACTAATCAATCCTGAACTTGATGATACATTCTCCATTGTCGAAATTGAATCTGGACTCAAACCCTTGCAGGCTTTAGTGGGAGGAAACATTGAAGGGT